GACGAACGCCTTGACGTCGGTGTCGACGGCGGCGACACCGACGGCGCCGACCGTGCGGGACACCGAGGCGCGGTGACCGTCGAGCTCCGAAACGTCCGTCGACAGGCGGAAGTTCGGGTAGAGCTTCTGCTCGCTGTTGGTCCCGCGCAGCGTGGAGAACCCAGCGGCGAAGGACGGGTCGAGCGCCACGTCGGAGGGGACGAAGCTGTCGGCGAGGACGAGGGTGTCGGCCGCGTCGAGGTAGGTGTACGGGGCCGCTGCGGCGACCTCGACCGAGTTGGTGGTGTCGGACAGGCTGGTTGCCATCGCCACGACGGCGGCACCGCTGGCCGGGTTGATGCCGTGGTACACGCCGTAGTCCAGGGCGCGGGAGAGCGCCGGCTGGATCTGGTTGAGGATGTCCTGCACGACCTGCAGCTGGTAGTCCTCGTCGGCCCAGACAACTTCCTCGGTCCACCGGACTGTCTTGTGGAACTTGTACGGGGTGACTGTCTGCGTGGTCGGGGTGAACGACGAGGGGCCCTTGTTGGCACCCTCCCCGACGTACTCGGCCTCACCGATGTCGAAGGTCATCGACGTGCCGGCGCCGAACTTCATCGGGATCGAGTTCGACAGGGCAGCGACGGACGAGCCGCTCTGCACCTTGCCGAGCCACGGGTCGAGGATCTGGTCGGGGAGGTTGAGGTCCCCAGTGGTCAGGATTGCCATGTTGTCGTGCTCCTAGGTCAGGGGTCGCTGCGCTGGAACAGCCCCCGCGTGAAGCTGCGGAGCTGGTCTTCGCCGGGCGGGGTGGGGGTGGCGCCCTCGCGGGCTACGTGAAGGCCCTGCTTTGACGTGCGCGCCGTCAGCCGGTTGACCTGCTTGAGCAACGTCTCCGGCTCGGTCGCGGTGAGGAACAGGTCGGCGTCGTCCTTCTCGATCCCGTGGAGTTCCACGAGGTGAGCGCGAAGCTGCTGCGCGACCACGGACGGCACGTCGGCCTTCTCGGCTTCCACTGCCGCCAATCGCTCCGTGAGCGTTCCAACCTGGCCGGCCGCAGCCTTCAGATCCTCGTAATCGGCGAACTTGGCCCGCTCGCGCTGGACTCGCTCGCTGATGATCCGGTTCAGTTCCTGCTGCGTTGCGGGGGGCGTCCACCCGCTGTTGTTGTCTCCGCCGTTGCCGGGGTCGGGCTGTCCACTGGGGGCTGGATCGGTCACGCTGTTCCTCCATCACCGCGCATTGACCGCTGCGCGTGGGCGTGGCCCCGCCGATGGCGGGGAAGTCAGGTGGTCCGCAGGTACTCGCGGAGGCGCGCGTTGTTGGCGTCACGCTGGGACTGCGTGCGGAACTTTTGCGACGGCACATAGGGCAGGACGCCGGTCGGGTCGCCCCAGTGGGGGACGGCCAGGCAGTCGCAGTGGTCGTGGGACGAGAAGTTCGCCGTCCGGGCGCTATAGACATTCCCGCGGCCCGCAATGAGGACGCAGAAGTCGCATGACTTGCCGGTGGTCTGCCGGGACCAGCCCTTTGCGGCCGGGTCGGCGGCGAGCGACCGGATCACCGTGTCCCGGTGCATGTCGCCGACGAGCTTCTGAAAGCCGCCCTCGACCTGCGAGCGCGCGGCAGCTATGTCGGGCTCGGCCTGGAACAGCGGGCCGGTACCCCAGCCAGCGAGAGCCTCCGTGGCTCCCAGGTCGGGCAGGTCAGCGACGATCGCCCGGAAGCGACCATCCACCCGGGCCTGCTCGCGCAACTCGTCGTACCAGTCCGCGCCGAGTGCCGCGGCAGAGGACCCGTACAACGCCACCAGATCCGGCAGGACGGCCTCAAGGGCGTCCCGCACAGTCTCGGCGCTACCCGACACCCACGAGGCGCTCAGGTCGGCTAGTGCGTAGTTCAGCAGCAGCTCCAGATCAGCGCGAGCCGCATCAACTGGCGGCGCTGTCACCGTTCACCCGCTGCGCGGCGATCTCGGCAACCTGACGCAGAGCAGCCGAAGCACCGAGGCGACGCCGCTCAGCCATCGCGCGGTCGACCTGCTGCTCAGTCAAGCCGAGGAGTTCTAGCCCGACCGATGTCTCCGCCAGCCACGGGACCGAGGCAATCGTCTTCTGCCCGGCGTCGGCCATCTGCGCCCGCGACAGGAACCGCGGTGACCGCCACTTCGCCTCGAGCGAGGCGAGTTGTGCCGGGACGCCGTCCTCGTCGTTCTGGATCGCCAGCGCCCGGGCCACCGAGCGCCGAAGCGGCAGGCCCCAGTCGTCGGTCGCGCCCTCGGCCTCAGCGATCAGCTCGTTCTGCGAGGCGTCGTAAGCGTCTGCCGACGTCGGGTTTGCGATGTCGGTGATCGCCACCGACGTGTCAGGCAGTGACGCCTCGCGGGCGAACATCTTCGCCAGCGCGTTGAGCTGTGCCAGGTGTGGCTGCGGCGACGACGCGGGAAACTGCTTGACGTCCGCCCGCGGAGTCGTGGCGTCCTCGTCGTCCGGGATGCCCTTGATCCGCCCCAGCATCACCTGCCACGACGCCTTCTGGCTGCCATCCGCGTTCTTGAAGATCGACTCGTCGGCGCCGAGCATCCACATCTCTGGGAACGAGTACACGTCCATGTGGCCCTCGAGGCGAATGACCGCCCGCAGACCCTGGTCGTGGAGGCTCATGATCGCCCGGCTGATCCGCGAACGGCCCAGCGGTCGACGCTCGTCCGCCTTGTAGGCCAGCACCTCGGCAGGCACGCCCCAAGGGTGTTCCGTGCGGTCCCACGTCCAGCGCCCCTGGTCGCGCTCGGCGGTGTAGGTGACACCGTCGAGGTAGAGAGCGAACGAAGTCGTCTGCCCCTCGTCGTCGCGGCCCGTGATGGACAGCAGGTTGTCCAGTCGCTGCCGGCGGCTGTTCCACTCGCCGGTGGCGTTCAGGGCGTCCTTGACGTGGATCAGCGACGGGGCCTCGCCGATCGACTGATCGCCGCGAGTGTTGATGAGGAACGCCGGCCCGTGCTGCAGCGAGGCGATCAGCGCCGAGTTGACCCGGCTCTTGAGCCGGTTGCCCTCAGCCAGCTCCGCCATGCCCAAACTGTCGATGTCGCCGCCGGACCATACGAAGCCGTCGAGGTTGCAGCGGCGAGCCAGGATGTCCACGGCCTTCGCCGACCAGCCCAGCACGATCGCCAACCGGTAGTACTGCGGCGGGATGATCGTCCCCACCTGACGAACCGCGCGCTTGCCGTCGTAGTACGAGGCGCGCAGCAGATTCCGGGGCTGCTTCGCCTCGAGTTCGGCGTGCAGAAGCCCGATCGTGCGGTTGACGTCGTCCGGGGCGTTCGGGAGGGTGATGCGCTCGGGTGACGTCACAGGACCGTTGCCACCCTTCCTCCGCCGCTACGAGCCGGCTTCTTCACCGTCGAGTTCTGAGCGCCCGCGAGTGCGAGCGTCGCCGCCTGGATCGGCGTGATGTCGGAAGTGGCGAGCTTGCGGGACCACACCCACATGCCCGTGTCGCCCAGCGGACGCTTGCCGGCGGACAGAGCCGCGGCGGAGAACTGGGGCTGACCGATGTGGTGCAGCTCGCCCTTGATGACGCCGTTGAGCACCAGCGTGCAGGCCGCGCCCAACTCGGCCACCCGGATTGGAGTCACCTCGATCTTCGCGCCCTTGAAGAACCACCGGCCGTCCTGGCGCTGCTCGAGCAGGGCCTTGATCGGGCCGGCGACATCCACCATCACCGCGCGGATCTGCGGGTTGGCGAGCACCATGTCCTGAACGTGCGGCACCAGCCACGCCACACCGGCGCCGCGGGTGTGCTGGTCGTCGTCGAGCTCGAAGTGCCAGTCACCGTCGGCGCGCTGGCCGGCGAGCGACACAGCTGCGTACGCCAGGTCGGGCCCGCACTCGATGCCGAGGGCGAACCGGTCGACCGCGATGGACGTCTCGTCCTCGGCGTCCTTCCACGACGGCGCAGGCAGAACGCCGTTGCCTCGCGTGGCATCCCAGATGCCGAGCGCCTCGCGCTTCCATGCCTCGTCCGACGGCAGGTTCTCGCGCAGGCGCAGCATCGACTCCAGCGGCGTGCGATGTGGGAACGACAGGTTCGCCTTCGCCCACTGCTCGCGGTCGTCCGGGTCCGAGTCGTCGTCCGCCGAGCACTCCAGGTAGACCAGATCCTCGGCCTTGCCCGACAGCGCCTTCTCACGCTTCGAGGAGAACGCCTCACCCGGGTCGACCGGCCGCGGCGGCGTGCCCATGTAGAACAGCAGGGCGCCGTGAGGGTGACGCGCTTGGTTGGTCGCGGCGACCATGTCCTCGAGCGCCTTCTCCGTCAGGATCTGCGCCTCGTCGAACACTTCGATGTCCAGCTCGTCGAAGCCACGACCGAAGCCCTGCTCGCGAGCGCCGAACATGATCAGCGACCCGTTGCGGAAGCCGATCTCCTGCTCGCCGTTCGCCGTCCTGATGTGCGAAATGTGTGGGGCGACCTTCTTGCGACGGGCCATGCCCTGCAGCGAGCGGAACGTGTTCGTGGCCGTCCGCGTCCGGTGAGCCGTCCAGACCACCTTGAGGCCCGGGAAGAGGATGCACAGGATGACCAGCAGCGCCCCGACGAAGTACGTCTTGCCTACCTGCCGCGGGATGCTGAGCACCACGCCGCCGACCGTCGCCGCGTACTTGCCGTCCGACCGCTTGCCGAGCACGACCCGACCGAGAGCGTCCTGCCACCAGTCGAAACCGATCCCGAGCTCTCTGCCCTTGGCTGCCACCTGCGGCCAACCCGTCGTGACGATCCCCGACGGGACGACGATGTGACGAACGGCCTCAGATAGCCGAGGCGTCGAAGGCTTCGTCCGGGACGGGGCCACTAGCGGTCCCCTCCTCGGACTCACGAGCGTCGATCGCCTTGATCTCGCGGGCGATGTCGTTGAGCCGCTTCGTCAGCGACGCCAGGTCGCGCGCCGCGGTGTCCGGGTTGTCGACTGCCTTGGCGACGACCGACCGCATGGCGACCAGCAGTTCCCGCTCGGTGCCATTCTCAGCAGCGTCGGAGACGCTCTTAGCCGGCTGCTTCGGGGCCTCGTCGGCGGTTACAGCGCGTAGGGGACGACGGGCCATGACGCGCCCCCCTGTGGATAAGCTCTGTGGAAAAGT